CTGCAATAATTGTAGGTCTTGCTAATTCTGCTCCCCCAGGTTGTACAAACGTAATTCTTGGAGTAAACGTATAACCACTACCAGAATCAATAATTCTCAATCCAGATACTACACCATTACTTACAGTCGCTTCAATTTTAGCTGTTGTGCTTCCAGTCTTGGTTGGAGATTGAATTGAAACAAATGGTGGATTTGTGCTGCTGTATCCTCTTCCTCCAGATAGAAGAGAAATGTTTTTAATTCCATTTACCAGTGGTTTTACAGATGCATCCCGACCCGTTTCAGATTTAACAGTAATCTTAGGTGGATATTCAAATCTATAATCAGATCCAGTTTCAGAAACTTCGACTGAAGTAATTTGTCCAGTTTCAGAAACTCGGGAGAATCCAATAGCACCACTACCAAAACTAGGAATCGGTGCCTCAATTGAGAATAGTGATAATCGTCTTCCTGTTAATGGGGCAAAATTAAACGAAATTCTGTCTTCATCGAAAGAAAATTGTACCTTTGGTAATAATAATTCATTGTCATAGATAGCGATGACATATTCATCAACAATTGGAGTGTATGAAGATCCAGATCTAGTTACAGGAAAACTAGTTTTCCCTTCGCCAAAAGATCCAGAAATATCATCTAATGAATAAATCGTATTTTCAATAAATCCATTTAAAAATGTAATACTTGTTGAAATTGTATCGTCGGCAGGAAGTCTAGTTCTAGGAGGATTTGTAAATACAATATTACTACCACTGACGGTATAATCAACATTAGGAACCAACACCTCATTATAAACCTTGACGATAAGATGTTGTGCCGAAGGAGGAGAAACGGGACTGTCTTGAGAAGTAAGTGGAAATGTTGTGGTTTGACCGTCAAAAGACTCGATCAGTGAAGCAAGGGTGCTCCATTTTAATTGTACTTGATCATAAGAAATGCCTGGTCTAAGTGCAATACTTGGAGAAGGAATTGCCTTTTCATAGTAAATTACCTCATCACCAATTAAGATACTTCCATTGGTTTCAAGGAATTTATCAACGTTTTCTACAATAATTACATCATCAGTTGCAGAAATTTCTTCAACAACTTTTGTTGCACCACCTAAAATGTCAACATCAAGTCTATCGATGTTTAAGTATTCTAGAAATTGATTGAGAATATTTTGTCCTAGTCCTGTCTTCTCTTGAGACTTATAGTAATATTCTAGAAATTTAGGAAATAGTGGATAAGAATCCTGTACAAACTGAGGTGTTTGCTTTGTGACTGCTTGGGATACCTTATTAATAGACATTACTTTCTTCAGAAGCAGGAGATTGTTGTAAAGTCACCAGTATTAGCGATATCAGCGATATCAATTGTTGTTGGTACAACATTAAAGTCACCTGGCGTAAGACTATTTAGTGGAATATTTGGAGGAGGCGTTGTGCCAACTGGGACGATCGTAACTACAGGTGTAACAACTTCAATGACTGTTCCTGGTGTTGGATTACTAATTGTTGAAGCGTTTTCTGGAATAATTTGCACTGGAATTTGTAAATCTCCCAAATTGTCAATTGCAGTAAGACTATCATCAACAACACCACTATCAACTACTCCATCATTATCGGTATCAACACCACTTCCAGGAATAATCTCAAGATTATTGCCACCTGCGCCAATGATGTTTACTGGACCAAAACAAATTTCTCCAGTTTCATAGTTTACCGTGCCTGCAGAAGCATTAGTAATAACCTTTCTGTTTCCACTGTTATAGTAAGTAATCAATTTACCCTTTCCATCATCTTCAAATTGCTGATCTACTGTTGGTAGAGCTGCAGTTCTAAAGATTCCAGACTTGATAACTGGTTCTTTGCTACAATTTGGATCATTATTTCCAGGAGCACTATCATAGATTGGCGATCCAGTGGTAATGCAATATGTGTTTGTTTGAGCAGCAAATGGTCTAATGTATTTGATTAGAGTAATTTGAGAAGAAATATCAGAAATACATCTATTTGAAAGACTGATAGCTTTTTGGAATTTTGAAAGACTAAAACTACCACCAAAATTATTGATATTTGATGCTACTGCCCAATCATTAATTGACGATTGTACATCAGAAGAGATTTCAGAAACACTTCTACTGGAGCAAGCAGGATCATAGAAAACAAAAACTTTTGGATAAACATAGATTGAATCTGCATCAATAATTACTGGCTCAATCGATGCCATCGCATATGCTCTTAACTGATTAGAAAGATTTTTCTTAGTCGTATCATTTAAGTTTGATCCTGTTAGTGTTTTTATTGCGATATACACCTTTCCATATACAGGAGGACTTATCTGATCCCCACCATAAGCAACTACAGTTTTAGTATTTGAATAAATTTGTTTTACAATAGCTTCGTAGTCTGCAGCAGTCACCGCTCTATATTGTGCAGCATAATATCTCGGAGCATTAAATTTAATGGATTCGATGCTCTCTGCAGTTGCTCCAAATCTAGATTTCTCTGCTAAAGTCCAAGCAAAATCATTAGAGTTGTATAAAGTGCCATTACTATCAGATCCTCTACCAATCAAGGTAAACTGACTTACATCGTTTGCACTTGATCCCGATGTTACCAAATATTCTAGGGTAATTACCTCACCGTCTACTAGTTGTCTACCAATAGTCCCATCACCAAATACCAATTCATATTTTTTATCCTCTGTCTCAGATATAAAATAAATTCTGTCTGTTGGTAAAATTGATGTGATATTTTCTACTTTATTATAGATATCTGAAGTTGTACTAGATTCGTTTGGTCTTACCGTTACCTTTAAAGTTTCAATATCTGCATCAGATGTTGGAATTACATATCTCTGCTTAGCAAATGTATTGACAACATATGAATATGTAATTACATTGCCCTCGGTTAGTTTAAGACATCTCCAAGTAGCGATTCCTGTAGTCTGATTGACAGAAACGGTTTGTGGATCCAAAAGATTCCAAGTATAATTAGATCCTGTTGCCCATGGTCCCTTATTGAGGGTTGCATTGTTTGGCCATGCTCCAGCAACCTGCTCAGTCTGTAAGGTTAAATGGAAATATGCTTTTGCTGAGATAATTGATCTCGGCGTATAATTTAATAGTTTGGCAATATTGACTACATTATCTCTCAATGTAGCAGAATTCAAAAATACTTCATTCATAGACATGTTTGCCATGAATGATGAGTAGTATGTATTATATGCTAATACATCAATAAGATACGATAGTCCAGACCCTTCAAAATCGTAGTCAGAAAACTCAGTCCTCGTCCTTAGATAAGACCTAATCGAAGATTTAATATCTTCAAAATCTAGTGCTGTTAGATTATTTGGTTGCATTATGGTCTCTGTAATACGAATTGAATATTTTCAACAATTGGCAAACCAATAATTTGATATTCTAGACTCACACTAATTGCATTTTCTTCATAATCTGGAATACATCTAATACTGGTAACGATTACCCGTTTTTCATAGTTGCTGATTGTATTTAGGATTTCAGTTTGAATTGTATCAACTAAAAATGGATCCAGTTGCTCAAATAGCAATTGGGATACGGTAGATCCAAATTTTCCATTAAATAATTTTTCTCCTGGTCCTGTTAAAACAATATTTTTTACTGATTGCTTAATGGCATCATCATTTACCACTTTAGATATATCTTTTGTAAATGGGTTTCTTAAGAAACCCATAGACATATCTTGAAAACTTTTTGACTTTTTAAAGTCTTTACCAGTAATAGGTTTTAATGCCATCTTTCTACATAGTCGTCGAATCCATTCTTACCACCACACCATTTTGAAAGTCTATCCTTTGGAGGATTTTTTTTATTTGCTTTATTCAAATAAGCATCCGATCGTGGATCTGTAATTAATACAGTTGTGCCGAAATCGTTTTCCATCATTGAAGGTACATTATCTGGGACGGGATGATTTGCCATAACTCCAAAAATCTGTTAACCAGAACTTTTAGAGGGGTTGCTATCCCTAGAATCTATTTATGGCAATTTTAGCACATAAAAAGGGGAGACTTGCTCCCCTAGATTCAACCTTTACCTTGACCACGAAGCAATTTTCGGGATCCTCTCGGTTTTGAATTTGTACCTTGTCCTTGACGAGTACGTTTTGGAGGACTCTTAGTATAACCATTCTTAACGAGACCAACTTTAGCTTTAGCTGCCATAATTAAACTCCTACAAAAACATTGGGTGATCCTGTTGCAATTTTCGAGAGGCAGGGCGGACCAAGAGGATCTGCCACTCTACATAGTCGTCTTCCGTTTACAAATACCGATTTAGTAGTTGCCGTTGCCTTTCTGATATGGGCACCACCACCAGCAATGTCCTCTGCACACAAAACTGATGTTGGACATGGTATTGCTGCAGGAATTGGCTCACAACCAGTAAACTTAAGGAGTTGTGAGCAGGTTGCTGGATGATTTGTCAAAAGATCTTGATCTACAATAGGCATATTGCCACTGATAATAACGTTAGATATACCAGTCATGACCGCAAGTGGCACCTGAGGAAATGGTGGCCAAATACTAGACTTATTCATTGTAAGAAGGGATTTTGGTGGAGCTCCTACACATGGAGTACCACAGGGCACTACAGCATGAACAGTAGCAGGAATACAAATTCCATGTCCAGAATCAGATCCCATATAAAGGGCGGCGGGAAGACCTGCCATATTATACCTCCTTAGTTAAGCATTGTCAAAGGGATTGCCGTATGCCTCAACAGCAGCAGCATAAGTATCGGTGGATCTGGTCAAGTTGTGCCGAATAAGCATTGATCCAGACGCAGACCAGTTTTGACATCCAGGACCCAATAGGGGTGATATAGTATATGTATAAACATTAGTATAATCTACCTGCTGTGTGCCCCCCTGACCATCATCTTCATCAACAGACTCAGATGTACTGGTAGATGGGTAAGACGCCACTGCAGGAGGCGGACAGTCGTTAACTGGAGGGTTTCCTGAGAGGTCTTGCAGGTGAGTACAACCACTCTCCTGGACATTACAACCAATAGTCACGTTTAGTGTGATTTCCTTTCTAGGATCTGCTCGATATTGTTTAATTAAATATTTCGTATACGTTGACGACTTTGGCATATCTGCGAATCTACGTTGAGTAGTTTCGACATAATTTTCTTTGTATTTAATTGTATCTGGGACATTTTCCTGAGTCAGATTATCCAAAGCAGTATCAGTCGATTCATTGAGTGCATCAAGACCAGAGTCAATACTTGATTGTAAATCACCAATATTATTAACTGTGGGCAAGGTTACTTCAACTGGGTCAAGTTGTGATCTTAAAACATCAACCTCAGATTTTCTAAACAATCTTTGGGGTAAATCAATAACTCTATTTCTATTGTAATCTTGAAGGACTCTCGTATTAGTGCGAGGCACGTCTATAGTTTGCTCTTTAAATAACTCTTTATATTCGTTATTATGAGAAGAAGAATTTCTAATAGCATCAACTAATTCAGGAAAAGTCCCCGCATCAATAAGGTTTTTAAATGAATCGGTAAACTCGTCTTCGGATGCCCCAAAAGAAACTACAGTATCCTTAGTATAAATGTTAGAGATCCACATTTTTGGTGGATTATCTGCGCTATACCCAGACCCACCATCGATGATAGTCAGCGCAGTTAACACGCCACCAGTAAAAGTTGGCTCCAATACAGCAACCTTTCCGCTAGGATTGTTTGGATCCGTAACAGCAATATCAGGTGTTTTGCCCAAAAGATTCCAGTTTTCACCACCACTTACAATACTATAACCAGTAACAACGCCATTTGTTAGTGTAAGATTGACATCTGGTTGCACAAATATGTTATAAACGTCTGGAGATTCCTTATCCAAGTCATGTACGGTGTATTGTACGGATTTTTCAAAGAATTCAAAGTATCCGCCAAAGAAACAGCGGTCGGTAATTCCGTATCCTGCCTTAGCTGTAACTGTAGCACCACGGTCAGTAGTGTAGGAAGTGTCCTTTACAAAGTCATTTCCGTCACCATCAATGTACATAATCTGATATGAGAAGTTTGAAACATCCGTATGGAAGGTTTTAATAACAACATGTCCATTTAAAGTATCACCTTCTTCGATTAATCCCACTTGTGCATTGGGATCAAGCGCAGTAATAGGTGCAACAGCGACAATTTTTATGTCAATAGTGAGTGTTGTTTGAGTCTGATCGTTGTGAGTATGCAAATATGAGAGGGTAAAAGTGTCATTTACCGCATAATTTTGACCAGAATCCATCAATTCCATGAATTCCCACTCAGTTCCAACAAAAGTAACGGGATCTGTGTTGGAAAGAGCGGGTCTAATGGCACATTTTACTCGTAATCCCTGTGCATTTCCGCTTTCTAGAGCATTTCCTTCAAAAATTGCGAAGGTTTCAAACTGCTCTTCACCACTTTTCCATGGATTTTGCGATCTTACAACAGGGTTTCCGCTAAAACTGATAGGATCCCACGCTAATTCATCAATTGAATCGCCAGAATCGTAAAAATTTACGGAAGTTACGCCATCAGGCACAACAGATGATAACGAATTGTAGGTAACTACAACTTTATTGCTGTTTGTACCAATACCAAAGATCAACGGATACGGACAATCGGGATCTCCAGTCTCATCAGGACCATTATAACTGTAATTGCAGTATGTTTCTACTGGTGTGCAACTAAAAGATGCACAAGGAACGCATTTTGTCTTGCTACTTTCTGTAGGTGTACCAGCAGGAGAGGTGCTAGTAGTAGTTACTGGGTCCCCAGTTTCAGGATCAATGCTAGTAGAGGACGTTGTAGTGGTCCCTGAGCGTGATTCTGTCTCGGTGACAAGATAATAACAAGGGGTGCCTGCATTACCACCATCAGGACCAACGTCATACAGGAATCCAAACCATGTATCACTGTCCATCTCCTGAAAACTCAACTCAGAAGGAATATAATCAAAGTATGATCTACCACAACCCAGATCTCTTACAGGTTTACCACAATTGGAAGCTTCATAATCAGAAGCACCAATCGGTGAAGTATAGTCTCTACCACCGTTATAAGTTGGTGGAAAGGGACTATAAAGGAGACTATCATACATTACAGCATTTCTAGGTAACTTCTCTAGACTATCTGGTCTTTCTACTGTAGGATAAACTTCTGCCGATACAGTAGCAGAATCAGAAGTGCCTGGCACTCGTGCATCACAATGGTCTACATTATTCCTAGACGCAGGGAAAAATAAATTATCTCCACAAGCACTACCGTCTGTATGACAGGACATTAGTCGTTATCTCCCAAAATGCTATCTTCTAGTTTTTTAATTTTAGCATAAATGTAGTCTAAATTTTCTTTTAGATTCAAATAATCCTCTGCACCAGGAGGTTTGTACAAGATTTTATCTGGTGTGGGAATAGTGACAACATAGTCCTCAACTTCCTTAATTCGATTACTGAGTGAAGTAATACATTCATTCAGTGTATCATGTGCCTTTGCGTTATCATCAATAGATTCTTTAATTGCTACAAAGTTATCATCAATATCTTGTAGAATAGGATTTTCTTCAAATTTCATTCTAAGTGTAAACGCGGTGGACTGTGGTTTTCGCTGTGGACGCGCCGAGGTTACTCCTCAACTTTCTTGAGAGTAAAACTCCCAGTGACATCATCAACCTCAAATTCTAACTCATCTCCAATAACCCATCCAAGATCCTCACAGACATCATCAGGAATTGGAAGGATTAACTCACCAAACTCATCCTCTTCGATAGTGATTGTGAATCTCTTGGACATATCTTATAACCTATTAATAATTTGTGGATTATCTGACGGATTATCTAGTTTCCACTCTTCCCATGCTGCTAAGACATCCTTAGCATCTTTTGTCAAACCAGCACTGGTACAATAGTCAGCACAGGCATAAATCCGAGGGTCCAGAAAACCTTCGTGGCGCAACATCACTTCAAGGCACCAAACACGGTCGTCTTGACGGTCTTGGCGAATCTTCCAATCCATAGTAAAAAACCTCTGAGGGGTAAATTTTTCTGGGAAATTTTTTTTATATAGGCTGTGAGGGACCCTCCTTTGATATATCTCTCGCGCCTGGGTACCTTTGTAGGTTAGGGTAGTGGCCGTTTTTTATATTTAAGGGGGCTAATTTAACTGCCCAAAGTATACTTTTAAACTGTCGCTAAGTATAAAGAAAGGGGAGACGATTAACTCTCCCCCAGTATAACTCAGAAAGCGATCTCTGTCAACGTAGGAGTAGAGATTGCTGCGTAATGTGCAGCGACTTCGTTGATGTTTTCTTGAGTAACATCTTCGACGATAGTATCAAGAATCTCCAGGAGTTGATTACCATTACCAGCACGATTGAGCAGGGAAAGGATCAGAGTCTTAGACATGAGTTAGTGTTAATTAGGATGGAGGATTGAGCAGTTTTAAGTCTTACTCAGGACTGTGTAATCTATCAGGCGAAGATGTAACCGTTGACGAAATCTTGGGTCACATTGTTGTCACGAATATACCACTGAAAGTCCTTTTGAAAGATACCATCAGTGACACCATTGCAGAAGGCATTGATTAAAGAATTCAGACGAGATTTGGTGGTAACAGATTGCCAACCACCGTCAAAGATCTCCATGAAGTCATCACCAACCGTTGCAATGTGATTATCGTGGAGATACACTTTGGAGGTGTTATTCTCCTCGATAAACTCTACCCGAGTGTTTGCAGATTTCCAGTTGACAGAGTTGTTAACTGCTGCAATCATTTGGGATTCGATCTTACGCATGAGAGGCGATTGAGAGGGGTTTAGAGTGTGTCAGGTGTGCTTCCCTTCCACTCCTATAGAATACACGATCTAGGGGCATCTGGAAGGGTCTCTGTGACACTTCTTAAGGTGTCTGATTTCTCTTTACTTTATCCCTCTAAGTACTCAGAATCTCTTTATCAACCCTGACAGTGTTATTATACACTATTCTCGGAGGATTGTCAAGGGGTTGGAGATACATTCGGAGTCCTTATCTGAGAGGGGTTGACTATCGATAGGAAACGTGCTAAGACTACAATTCTCAGACACATTTCTCGAAGAATAAAACACTCACATAGATTTATTTGCACATTTCTTTATTCTCCGTGTTTTCCACAACTTGTTGTTTAATCTGTGGAAAAACCTGTGGAAAAGTATAGAAACTGTTTCTCTGAGAGTAATAACAATGTAAGTCCATTCCTCTCTAGGTGATGTAACTGTGGAAAACTTATTTCGTTTCTTCATGCTCTACATCCTTCCAATCATGTGCATAACATAAGACACACACTTTTTCTGTGCGATGTAGACAATGTGGATCATCTTTCGTATAAGTGCAGACACAAATGGTGATGTAATCCTCAGAGATAAAATTAACGAATCCTTCTGTATCTTTCCACTTAACGTGCTCTCCTACAGTGAAAAGATCATCTCCAGTGGATTTAACTTTGGTGGGTGCATTGCTGTCCATTTCGTTGTTAGTGAAGGATCAATGATTGTGCCAGGTTTAGTGCTATTAACTGGGGAGTGAATTGCCCCTGACTTTCTATCTATGAAACCCCAGATTGTCTGGACTTGCTTATCAGTGTATTGATACTTATTTGGTGGATGGTGTAACCAAACTGCATCAAACTTTTTGTTGAATTGTGTTACTGTGTAGTGATAGTCTTTCGGGGGTTTGTGTAAAGTAAAGACATTATCAATTATCATTATTCACGGGGATTAGGTTGACCAAAGTATCCTCATCATACAAATCTACGATCTCTTCAGTTATATCGTCCCAGGTGCAATCTTCATAGGAATCGAGTAACATATCATATGCCATTTGTGCCAGTTGATCTACATCCATCCCATCAATAATGTGGTTGATGTAATTTTCCTTCAGTTGGAAAAGATCAGCAGCGTTAGGAGATTGTGCGGTCATTGTTGTTAGTGAGAAAGTGAATGAGTTAGTGTCAGTAACGGATCTCAAATTGAGGAGCGGGACGAATCATCTCAGAGGCATCATTCAGACGGTCAGAGATAAAGAATCGTGCATCCTTTGACTGATAAACAAGGACGCCAATCAGGATGAGAAGAAG